GGTCGAGTTCACCCGCCGCGTGAACAACACCGAAATCCGGTTAGAGCCGGAGACGGAACTGCTGTATCTCTGGGAGCCGTCCGTAAGAAGCGAGGTTGAACCCGGCGTCGGGTTGGTGACGACCGCGCTCACGCAAGCCCGCGCACTGCTGGCGGCGGAGCGGTATCAAACCGCCTATTTCGAACGCGGCGCGGTGCGCCCCACCGTCTGGATGTTCGCCCAGCGCCCCACCGACGCGGAGCGCTCGCGGTTCGAGCAGTGGCTGCGGCAACTCGTCAGCGGCATTCGCAATGCGTTTCGGCATCTCGCACTGTCGAGCGAGATCAAAACGGTGACATTGGGGGATACGCTCTCCGACGCGGTGCAACCGGAACTGCTCCAGCGCGCGGCAGAATTGATGTTGACGGCGTTTCAAGTCCCAATGTCGGTCGTCTTCAGCAGCGCCAGCAACTACGCGACCGCGCTGCGCGACTACCAGACGTTCATTCTTCTGACGATCCTCACCCGCGCGCGTGAGATCACCGCAATGCTGCAACCGCATTTCGCTGCGTACAACCAGACGCTGCGCTGCAACGAGGCGCGCATCGACGCAGTGCAAAACGCGGAACTGGAAAAGGCGGAAGCAATTCAGCGCTTGACCGGTCAGCCGGTGCTCACGCTCAACGAAGCGCGGGCGCGGCTTGACCTCCCGCAGTTCGTTGAGGACGCGGCAGACCAAGAACTGCTGCGGCTGCGCAACCGGCTGGCGATAGCGCGCGAGGCGGTTGCTGCCGGTCTCGATGTGAGAACGGCGCTGCGGCTGGCGGGCGTCAACGGCGCTGAACCGACAGACGACGCGGCGAAATCGCTGAAGAAGGACGAGACAGAATCGGGGTTGATGCCGCACGAGGTGCAACTGTACCGCGACCTCAAGCGCGCGTTTCAGCAACTGCGCGGGGTCGTACTGGACGGCGCAGACGAGATTACGGCGCAGATGTTCAGCGAGACGCTGTACCCCGCAATGCGCCGCAACATCGAGACAATTGCACGTCTGTTCGCCGACGAAATGCGCGTAGAAATCGGCGTCGCGGTCAACGTTGATGCGCTGCTTGCGGATTGGGCTGAGGAAGCGACGCGGCGGCAAGTCGAGGAACTGCTCTATCCCTACACCAAAGACTATATCGCGCGCGCCGTCGCCGCGTGGCGGCGGATGCCGGGAGCCGACCGCGCGGAACTCGTTGCGATGATCGAACCGGTCGTTGGAGCGAAGCGTGCCGAGACCGTCGCCATCACCGCCGCGACCGAGGCGGCGACCGCGGGCGTGCGGGCGTATCGTGACGGGATGCGCGCAGAGCATAATCTGGAGTACGTGATGGTCTGGGAGACCGCGAACGACGAGCGCGTGTGTCCGGTGTGCGGCGCGCTCCACGGCAAGCGCGAGGACGAGTGGGGCGGGCGTTCCGGTCCGCCCGCACACCCGCGTTGTCGTTGCGGGGTGCGACTGGAGCGGATCGATGCGGGTTAGCGTCTCTGTCGATCTCGACAACGCGCTGCGCAAACTGCTGCCGAGGTCTGCGCAGATCGAAGCCGCGCTTGACGCCGGCGCAGCAGCGGCGCACAGCGTGATGCAGGTCTATCCGCCGCCGCCCGCCGGATCGCGCTACCGGCGGACGGGGAACTTGCGGCAGAAGTTGCGGATAAAGAAATTGTCGAAAACGTCGCGGATCGTCGAGAACACCGCGTCCTACGCGCGCTACGTCTACGGTATGCCGCAAGCGCGGGTGCATCGCGGGCGCTGGGCGTCACTGAAGGACGCGGCAGAGGCGGCGCTGAAGGAAGCGCTTGCGGTGCTGAAGGAGAGGGGGAGGTGAGAGATGGAGTGGCAGACCGCGCCCGGCGCGGCGCTGAAAGCAGTCGAGAGCGGCGACGTTGAGGGATTGCTCGTGGTGTTCGGCAGCCCCGACGCCGTTGATCTCGAAAATGAGTTCTTCACGCGAGAAACCGACTTTGGACGCTTACGCGAAACTCCGATCTGGCTCAACCACGCACAGCCGGTGAAAACCGCGTCGGGGGTTATCCTCGTTGAAGAGCCGATCGGGTACGGCGCGCTGGAGATGACCGATGAGGGGGTGATCATTCGCGGGCTGCTTGATGCAAAGTATCGCTACCTCGCCCAGATCGCGCCGGAGATGGGCTGGTCGAGCGGGACGGCGGCACACTTA